ACCCTAACGCATATAAACCTGCGCCTGGCGATAAAGGTAAAGATACCAAACCTTCGAAGTACACCAAGTCCTTCAAACAAATGTATGGTGAGGATGAAGTAAAAACTGCAAGGGATGCTATCAATAGAGAAAAGGAAGCAGACAAAAGAAAGCACGACCAAATGCTTGACCGTGCTAGAACCGCAAAAACTAAACGAAAAAATAGAGAAACAGAATGATAAAGTTTACTCAATTCATCACCGAAGCAGACGAAGCACTGAAGAAGAAGTCAGAGAAGTCAGGAATATCATACGGAACACTAAAAAAAGTATATAACCGTGGAGTCGCCGCATGGAAATCAGGTCACAGGCCTGGGACTACACCTCAACAGTGGGGATATGCCAGAGTTAATGCCTTTATAGTGAAGAAGAAAAAAGGTGGACTTAACCACGATAAGGACTTAGCGTAATGAAAAAATTATCAGAGATAAGGGAAGAAGTAGCAAATATTACTGTTGACCCACGAAACAAAATAAAGAAACCTGCTGACCAGAACAAACATGCACTGGCAATCGCAAAGAATGCTAAACGCATGGGATTGAAGTCTGCGATGATGGGTAAACATGTTCGTGTCTCTGGTAATAAGAAAGCAGTCAACGATTTTCTACGAATCACTATTGGTAAATCATCCTATGGTGACCCTACAGAAAAAGATATGACTACACCACAAATCGACAAGATGCTTAACAAAGGACTCAAAGAAAAGAGTTATGGTGCAGGTGAAGAAGGCACAGACGAACTCAAGAAGAAATACAAGAAAGATACTCCTATGGAAGGTCTGAAGACTACTCATGTGGTTATTAATACTGCTGATGGTAATAAGGTTGTCGCAACCGCATCTGATGAGAAGGGTGCAAAAGCAAGTGTTGCTTCTGCTGAACGCCCACCGATGAACATCAAAAACAAAAAGACTTTGAAAATCGTTAAGTTGAAAAGACCTGTCGGTAACAAACAAGTAGACCGCATGGTCGGTTATCCTCTGAAAGAATCACTAGAAGAGAATGCTATTCCGAAGATAAAGCAAATCGTTGCTAAGAAACAAGCAATGAAAATCGATGGTGTCATGGTTGATATGTTTACTGCATCTGCTATCTCACAGATTTATGACAAAGTAAATGATGCTAATAAGAAAAAGATGGAGAAGATGAAGGTCACTCAGTTGGCAAACGCCGCTATGAAACTGATGCGAAGAAACTCTGTCAGTGAAGGACTCTGGGATAACATCCGTGCTAAAAGAGCAAGGGGTGAGAAGATGAGAAAGAAAGGTGAGAAAGGCGCACCTACTCAAGACCAGATTAAAAGAGCGCAAGGTGAGTCAGTAGAAGAAGCAACAGTATTCAAAAAAGGTAAATTCGAAATAGATTTTGAAAGGGGTCAGGTTAGAATGACCATGAAAGGTAGTTCTCCAAGTGCTATTCCTGATAGGATTTATATGTCTAAGGCAGAATTTACTGCCCTTCAAAAAGAATTACCTAGAGTAAAACTTAAAGAAGAATTTGATATTGAAATTGCTGAAGGTAAAATGAAAGATGTTTCTATGGATGCGGAGTTAATGGGACTCTACACCAAAGCAATGAAAGTAATGCCAGGCTCTCCAAAACAAAAAGATATCATTAAGCAAATTAACAAACGCAGAAAAGCACTTGGATTAAGAGAAAACAAAGATAGAGCATTCCGTGATTTCAGAAGAGCAGGTGGTGGACGCAAAAGAGGTGTTGACCCTGCTGACCAAGATTTGAAAGCAACCGATGACGATAGAAAGGCTGCTTCTAAGAATATCATCATGCAATTGCGTAGAGTATCTGACCTACCAAGAGGTGGTAAGGTTGAATTCGAGAATGGTAAGACTATCAATGTGACTAAGAAAGATGCAGTCAAGATTGGTCAGTTCTTTGATAGACTAAGAAAACCACAGGACAAAGCAAAGTTTCAAGCAATGATATACAAAAGTCCTGCTGACATGAAGAAAGTATTAAGTAAACTTAGATGAAGAAATTTAAGGATATAAGAAAACTTCAAGAAGCACCCTTGGTTGTCAACCAAATTGGGGCAGTGAAATCTATATCTACTAGAATCGAAACACAATTATCAAGTGTTAAGATGAACCCTAAAAGAAGAGTTCAGATGTTAGCACAATTAGGAAAGATAATTGGAGTAAAGGTAAAGGAACTGCCAAACGGTAAGATAGAAATGCGATGAAGACATTTAACGAACATTGCGAATGTGCCAAAGAATCTAAACTGGTAGAGTCTAATATCTATCGTGTAGGTTCAGAAAAGTATTTTGAGTATTGGAGAATCGCAAGAGAACAATATCAAGCAGGTGAACTAGAAGTCGATGACCATGAGTTAGATATCATGGAATCAGACCTAGGAACATTTGCCCATGTTAATGGACACCCAGTTCCCTTGGATTGTATCCTAGAAGATGATAAACAAGATGCTCCAATCGGTAAACCGATGCGTGGTGGGCCGAAGAAATACTATGTGTATGTTCGTGACCCTTCAAGTGGTAATGTAAAGAAAGTCACATGGGGTGACACAACAGGATTAAAGGTCAAACTAAATGACCCAGCTGCTCGTAAGTCATTTGCAGCTCGTCACAAGTGTGACCAACAGAACGATAAGACAAAAGCAGCCTACTGGGCATGTAGATTGCCTAGATATGCTAAACAATTAGGACTCTCAGGTGGGGGCAGTTTTTTTTGGTAAAACCATATAATGATTACTTTTCAAGTGATTTATCAGTAAGAACAAGAACCTTTGGTTGGGATTGTCCAGACGAAGAATTAGTATGGCACAGAGATAAGTGCCATAGACAGGTTACGGTTTTAGAGGGGGAGAACTGGCAACTCCAGTTTGACAACGAGAAACCAATCGTTATGGAAAAGGGAAGAATCTACTATATACCTAAGATGATGTATCATAGGGTTATAAAAGGAGATGGAGACCTAGTGTTGAAAATTTGGGATGAAGAACAAACTAATTAATGTACTCTACCGTGGTGGTGGGGGTGGTGAGTTTCTTGGTGGTCAACTTGTAAAGCACAAGGAGATTGTAACTAAGAAAGTCGAACATATTGAAGAGATAGAGAAGTGGCAAATCGAAAGAGATGACCAACTATCTCAGTATCATATGGACGGTAGTTCACCATACACTGATTGGTCACCAGACCCAGAGTTGTGGAATATACGATTAGACCATGGATATGGTTTTAGTAAACAACCACAAGTTTGGACAGAGTATCTCTGGGAGTCTTGGTTTCAAACCAAGAATATTCTTCTTCAACCCAAGAGTGAGGAGTCTGTTAAATACATTGATGAACTAGCAAAAGCAAAACTTGACCTAGGGAATCATAACAAAGATGGACACCTCTTGATGAAACATGGTATGGATTTGAAAAGATTCTGGACGGAACAATGGCAGACATGTCAAGAACTGACCCAGATGTATCAATCAATGATACCAGTGGGACACGATTATATTATAATAGACCCTTGTGATTTATTTCACAGGGATGAAACAAGAACTGAAGTGATGCTAGATACACTTATTGAATACTTAGATATAGATGATTATTTGTTCGATGAGTGGAAAAATAGTATCGAAAAGTATAGAGTAAAGAACAGAAGTCTTATAAATAGAACTATAGTTTAGAACTATTTACATGCAAATGGGACAGACATGGCAACGAAAGAAACACAGTCGGAAAGACTTGCTCGTATAGAAGCACACTCAGAAGTTCGGTTTGACCGAATCGAAGAGAAGTTGGATAAACTAGGCGAAGCAATGATTTCTATTGCTCGTGCAGAGGAGAAACTTGCTACTTTGAATGGTAACTACGATAACCAATTTCAAAGGATGAATCGTTTCTCTGAGAAGTTAGACCAAATCGAAAAGAAAGTCGATGATAATGCTAACACTGTAAGAGTAATCAATCGTCTGTTCTGGATTGCAGTAACAACAATTGCAGGTGCGTTAGTCGCATCTTTCTGGATGTAAACGGAGAAAGTAATGAGAACATCTGATATAAAAAGACTGGGTGAAGCATACGCCTCTGTTGTGGAGTCCAGAGTAAAAGAAACTAAGTCACAGTTTGTATACGCCGCAAAAATGGCAAAAGAAAAAGGTGACAAAGAATTTACCTTCGCAGGTAAGAAGTATAATGTGGAAGACGCACTGAAAGAAGCAGAAGTCAAATATCCACACATGATGTATTCCCCTGACGGTGATGAAGTAGAAGTAAAATCACCTGAAGAGCATGACAAGTATGCTAAGAAAGGATACAAGCATGAGAAACCTGCTGACGAAGTAGAACCCCAAAAAGAATCATTCTCTGAAGAAGAAGTCAGAGCAATGTGTCATTCCAAAGACCATGACTGTGCAGTTATTGTCAATCACCCTGAGTGGGGATTTGGTAAACCTGTATATGAATCACACGCAATTCCAGATGACGAAGGTAATGTCGAATGGTATGATGTTGAATTCAAGCATGGCATAGAGAAAAAAGTCATGGCAGAAGACATGGAAATTCTTCAAACAGAAGACCACAAAATGAATGCTAAGAAGCATAAGAAAGATGATAAAGTCATCAAGGGTCAAAAAGAAGACAACACTAACGACAAGTCTGACGATGGTGATGGTCTTGATAAAGTCCAACCTAAAGCAGTCAAGAAGAAGTTCAAAGACCGTAAAGACAAAGACATCGATAACGATGGTGATGTAGATTCATCTGACGAGTATCTTCACAAGAGAAGAAAAGCAGTATCTAAAGCAATCTCTAATGAAGAAGACGAGAATGGTGAAGAAGAGAATGGTGATGAAAAGGATAAGAAGAAAAAGAATCCTTTCCCACCTAAGAAGAACGGTAACGGTGACGAGGAAGAAAAAGGTAATGGAGATAATGGTGAAGAGAAGTCCGATGATTCCGATGATAAAGAAAACGGAAAAGACAAGGACAAGAAAAAGAAAGTCGCACAATCTCCAAAGACTGCCGAAATCTCTAAAATCGGAGAAGCAACTGAAGAACTGTTGGATATGTTAGAAACTGTTGCTAAACAACAGAAGTCTAATGCTGAAGCACCAGAACCTATGGATTCTAAAGATTCAGAGAAGTCTAAAGAGTTTAAGAAGAAGCATGATGGTTCTTCTGACAAAGGCATCGAAGACAATCAAAAGGATGCCGTTGATAAAACAACTAAGGCAGGTAGTTCTGCAACTAAACCTAACTCAGGTAAAAGACCTCAAGATAATAAAGCAGGTGACACTAAAGTAGTGAACCCAGTGAAAGAATCTTTTGGTAAGTCATCTCCTCTGCAAGATAAAATCAGAGAAGTAATCATGGGTAAAACTATGAAAGAACTACAAGACGAAGTTGAACCTAAAGGTAAGGAAAAGAAAGAATCTAATCCTTACGATGGTAGAACCAAGAGTGCAAAAGCATTTTTGGAGAGAATGGCAAAACTTAGAGGAAAATAATTATGACTATTAAAGCGCCTGGATGGTGTTCAAATGCAGTACCAACTCTTAGAGGATGGGAAGACCCTGATACTGGTGAGTTGTATGTGTCAACATCTATCACACAAGAACAAATTAATGAGTTCCATGGAGTGGGTTCACCACAAGTATTAACTGAAGCACCTGCAAATGATAAAGGTCTTGAGTCAATGACTAAAGTAGAACTCGAAGAACTTGGTAGACAACACGGTATTGAATTAGACCGTAGATTGAAAAAAGACACATTGGTTGAACAATTGTCAGATGTAATCGAAGACTAAGTAATAGGGAGTAATCCCTATTATTTGGTTTTATTATTATGCAACTGACAAAAGACAATCTAATATTATTTGCGGCGAAACACTATCACAACCCTCGTTGTATTGATAGTGAAGAATTCTTTGAAGACTTGAAGAGATTCAAGTATATCAAACGACTCCTCAATAAGTACGAGCAGACAGGTCAACTGTCTGAGAGACTCATTCTCAATCACCTAATCGTGGTGTTCAATGTATTTGGTTTTCAGGCAGGACTTGATATGTTAGAATTAAAGATAGAGTTGAAGCATTGGGGTGTTATCAAACCTTTTCTGCTCTTCCTAAACGCAATCAAAAACACAGAGTATACCAACATCGAAATGGATGAGAAGGTAGTTTCTGCTCTGCGAGAAATCAAAAAAGCATAAATACGACTATGGGTATATTAAAGTCAGCGGCAGATTTAGTATTTACGATAAGGTTTCTAAAACTATTAGTTACACCTTTCGAAAAGACTGGTGCGTTCAAAGCAGGTATCATAGACAAAGACGGTAAAAGAATCAAAGACTTTGATATGAATAAAGGTGATAACCGTGATGCCTACAGAGAACATTATACCCCTTTCATACGACTAGTAATGAATATAAAAAGACTCATGGCAAAAGTCCCAGGCGGTCAATCCACAATCGCAAGATATGGTTCTGCATTACTACTCATCAAAGAACACGGAAATTTATCCGATAAAGAATTAATGAAAATCCACGAAGCAACTGGAGTGGATATTCTTGACTGTCTTGCTGAAGAAAGCAAGTGGTTTATGGTTGAAGGCAATAGACTATCGCCTGGAATCTATAGAATGAAGAATGGAACTGTCACCACAGAGGTTGAAGAGATTGTACAAAAGGGTGACAAGATTCGTGTATTGGATGTAGAATCTTTACCAATTGGAGAGTTCCAAGGTATAGATATATACAAAGGTATTCATGAGAACTCTAAGCAGTGGGTATACTTTACCACTGGGGAGATAACACGATGAAGAAGTTCAAAGAATTTACTGGTGTTGGTTCAGTCGCAGGTTTGACTGGAGTTCCACCTGTACATCTTAAAAAGAAAAAGAAAGATGATATCAAAGTGATGAAGAGATTCATCAAGGACAGACTTGAGAGTAGAAAGAGAATGACCGATTCTATTCTTGAGAAAGCACCTGACACTGCCGATGCTATGAAGAGATACAAAGCAGGGAAGGCAGGGTTCGGAGATATATCTCATCTCAAAGCAAAAGGACTTATTGCTAGGTCAGATGGTGAAAAAAGAAAGTCCGACAAGTATAAGTGAGGAAACAATATGTTATCAGGTATTTTAGGTAGTCTATTAGGATTCGGTGGTTCGGTAGTTCCTGCTATCACAGACCATTTCAGACAGAAGAACGAACAGAAATTTGAACTCAAGAAGATGGAAAAAATGGCGGAACTTAGGGCCGCAGGTTTTGACCACGAGATTAAAATGTATGAACAGATGGGGGCAGATAAAGAACATCAGCGACTCATCGACCATGACATTAGTATTAACCAAGGAAAAGGTTTTATTGCAGGACTACAGAAGTCAGTCCGACCAATAATTACCTACTGCTTCTTTGGTTTGTTTGCAGTGATTGAAGTGACTCTGTTGATGGAAGCGATGGAAAAGGGAACAGACTTTTCCGAAGCAGTCAATATCCTATGGGACGATGATACCAAGGCAATATTCGCCGCTATCATTTCTTTCTGGTTTGGTTCGAGAGCAATCGACAAAACTAGAAACTCTCATGTTAATAATAAGTAATATCTTCTTGCTATAACACTGCAACAAAAAGTTATTGACTTTTTGAAAATAGTAGTGTATAATGTTACACATTGAAACCCTGAGCGTGATAAATACATCTACGCTCCGACTAAATTTACATGGAATAAAAAGATGGCAGACAGCATCGTTAAGATTGACAAGAAGAAAGATAAACTATTAGAAGATTACGCAGTCGGAATGCTCCAAGACTTTTACCTCAAGGAGCATGAGAAGTCCCCCCAAGAAGCATTTGCTAGAGCATCTCTAGCATGGAGCAAATACAAAGATGAATTAGATTCAGACCTCGCAGAGAGATTATATTCTTATGTGAGTAACAAGTGGTTCATGTTTGCATCTCCTGTGCTATCAAATGCACCCAATGGAGAAAGTGCCAAAGATAAGGGAATGCCTATCAGTTGTTTCCTTACCTATGTCCCTGATACTCTTGAAGGGTTGATTGGTCACTCATCTGAACTCAGATGGTTATCTGTGTTCGGTGGTGGTGTTGGGGGTCATTGGAGTTCGGTTAGAACTGTATCGGATATTGCGCCTGGGCCTATCCCCTTCTTACATACTGTTGATGCAGATATGATTGCCTATCGACAAGGTAAGACTCGTAAGGGTTCGTATGCGGCCTATATGGATGTCAGTCATCCTGATATCGTAGAGTTTCTAAACATCCGTATTCCTACAGGTGATGTGCAACGGAAAGCACTCAACCTACACAATGCTATCAATATTACTGATGAGTTTATGGAAGCAGTTGAACAGGGTACAGAATTTGATTTGCGTGACCCTAAAGACGGTACAGTCAAAGATAGTATTGATGCTCGTAAACTATGGGAGAGAATCCTAGAAGTAAGATTTAGAACAGGTGAACCTTATCTAAACTTTATTGATACTGCTAATAAAGCATTACCAGAACCTTTGAAAGAACAGGGATTAAAAATTCATGGGTCAAACTTATGTAACGAAATACACTTACCTACTTCAGACGATAGGACTGCCGTGTGTTGTCTTTCATCACTCAACCTTGAATACTATGATGAGTGGCGTGATACGACCATTGTCCGTGATATTATTAGGATGCTTGATAATGTCTTGCAGTTCTTTATCGACAACGCACCAGATACAATCTCTAGAGCAAAATACAGTGCAGAAAGAGAAAGAAGTCTTGGACTCGGAGCAATGGGATTCCACTCCCTACTCCAAAAACACAAAGTCGCATGGGAATCAGAACAAGCAAGAGACATCAACAAAGCAGTGTTCGAACACATTAAATCAGAAGCAGTTAAAGAAACTGAACTCCTTGCCGAAGAGCGTGGGGAATATCCTGATGGTGTTGGGTCTGGTAAAAGGAACTCCCACCTGTTAGCAATCGCACCGAATGCTAGTTCAGGTATTATTCTTGCAACAAGTCCTTCTATCGAACCTATGAAAGCAAATGCATATACTCATAGGACTCGTTCTGGTTCGTTCTTAGTGAAGAACAAATACCTAGAAGAGACACTAGAATTCTATGGTCACAATACAGAATCTACTTGGAAGTCTATTATTACCAATAAAGGTTCAGTTCAACACCTAGGATTCCTCACTGAAGGTGAAAAAAGTATATATAAAACAGCGGACGAATTAGACCAGAACTGGATAATTCAACACGCATCTGAAAGGCAACCCTATATTTGTCAAGGACAATCTGTCAACCTCTTCTTTCCAAGTGGAGCAGACAAGTCATATGTAAATAAGGTTCATTATCAGGCATGGAAGCAAGGACTGAAAGGTCTTTACTACCTACGAACAGAAGCAAAACAGAGAGCAGAAACGGTTTCTGAGAAGGTAGAAAGAGTGGCACTACAGGGTGATACTCGTTCTATTATCTACGGCAAGAAGGATTGCCCATACTGCTCATTGGCAAAGGAAGAACTCAAGTTAAGAGGTATCTCCTATGATTATATTGACCTACAAGAGATTGGCAAAACTGCCAGTGAAGTGACTGGAAGAAAGGTCAGGACTGTTCCTCAGATTTATATTGAAGGGGAATATGTCGGTGGATACGATGAACTTATGTCATACTTAAATAACGCAAATACAGAAGAGTCCGAAGAGTGTCGGGCTTGCGAGGGATAATAAATGTCATTACTACAATTTTCAAAAACATATAAACCATTCCTATATCCATGGGCAGTGGAACTAGTAAAAAAACATGAAGAGATTCATTGGATAGAAGATGAAGCAGAACTATCGGAAGATGTTCAAGATTGGAGAACTAAACTAAACGAATCTGAGAAAGATTTCATTACACAGGTATTGAGATTGTTTACTCAATCAGATGTACAGGTAGGAGAGAACTACCACGAGTTACTGATTCCTCGTTTTAAGAACAACGAAGTTCGTAACATGCTATCATCATTTGCTAACAGAGAAGGTGTTCACCAGAGAGCATACGCATTACTAAATGATACTCTTGGATTGCCAGATGAAGACTTTCATAAGTTCCTAGAGTATAAAGAGATGGCAGATAAGATTGACTTCATGAAAGAAGGTGAAATCAAATCTAATACTGGTCTTGCTTTAGCACTTGCTCAGTCTGTATTCAATGAAGGTTTATCTGTATTTGCATCATTTGTAATGCTACTCAACTTCCAAAGATTCGGTAAGATGAAAGGCATGGGAACAATTGTAGAATGGTCTATTCGTGATGAGACCCTACATGTTCAAGGTAATGCAAAACTATTCAGAACATTATGTGAGGAACACCCTCGTATCGTAAACGATGAACTCAAATCTAAAATCTACAAGATGGCAAAAAATGTTGTCAAACTTGAAGACCGATTCATTAAACTAGCATTCAATGGTCTAGAGATGGAAGGTCTTACCGAAGAAGATGTAAAGCAATACATTAGACATATTGCTGACCGTAGACTTCTACAACTTGGTATGAAACCAAACTTTGGAGTCAAAGACAATCCTATTCCATGGTTGGATTGGGTCTTAAACGGTGCGTCACACGATAACTTCTTTGAGAAAAGAGTTACCGAATACTCAGTCAACGGCATGGAAGGTGACTGGGGATGGTCTGACTTTGATAATGCGGAATCTGAACCTGAAGCATGTGGTCTTGATGGTCGTGGTTGCGCTGCTTAATGGATGACCAAGAATATACACTTGAATGTGATATATGTGGGGTTACCACAGTAGTAATCGTGGAAGAAGACGAAGAACCTTTGTTCTGCCCCATGTGTGGCACGGAGATAGAGATTGGATAGGTGAGATATTTTACAACTGGAATACTCTTTGTAGTATTCTTTTGGATGTGGCCTTACCGACTATTTACCCACAAAAACAACTGCTACTTCTGGACTCTTGAGAAACTTATCTCAGAGGGTGGTTCAGTTCGTTGGTATCGGTCAAGGTTATGGAATGGATTCCACTGCACTTGGGTAGACCCTGATGGTGTAGAATGGGAATATACAATGCCTAGGTTACGCAAGTTACCTTGGTGGTATGTGCCTATGTGGTATGAAGGAAGAATAAGAAAGTTCAAAAAGTAGTATACATATATGTATGTGGTATTACGAAGACTTTCCTTTTGCACCTGACGATGAGTGGTTAGAACCCTATCAGGGGTTTGTATATCAAATCACAGAGGTCGATACTGGTAAGAAATATATCGGTAAGAAGTTCTTTTGGAAACCCAAAATCCTTCCTGTTACTAAAACAAGAAAACGCAGAAAAAGAACTCGTGTCCAGTCCGACTGGCAGGATTACTATGGTTCGTCAGAACAGGTAAAACTATTAGTTGAAGAGGGCAAAGAGTTCCGTAGAGATATCCTTAGACTCTGCAAAACTAAGGGTGAGTGCAGTTACTACGAAGCAAAATTGCAGTTTGAAAATGATGTCCTTCTCAGGGACGATTACTACAACGAATTTATAGGATGTAAAATTCATGCAAAACATATTAAGTCGTGACATCATAGCACCAGATATCGCATGGATGTTTGGTAACAATATCTTTGATGAAGCATGGTTTGATAGAAATATCAACCGTATTAAACACTTGATGTTAGACAGAGGTGTTCAAAAAGGTGACACCATAGTCATTTCTATTCTAGGTGTAGACCCATCACATGTAGCAAGTTTAATTGCTTGTGCAGAACTAGGATGTAAACTATTCCTATTAGATACACCTGCAACCAAAGAATCTTTACCTTATACTAAGATTGCTTTACATGGTGGAGCAGATTGGTATATTGAAGCAGAGCAAAGTACCCATAATGCATACGGTGGTTTACATGGTAAATTGTTAAAAGAATATTGTGGACTGTCTATTGACATACAACCAATGCTTAAAAGTCCACCAGAAGGATATGACCTTCCTGTACAACCGTGGACAGTAGACCCTGAAGACCCATTACTAGTGAGTTCTACATCTGGAACAACTAGACCGTCTAGACCAGTCTTGTTTTCACACAAAGAGGTAATGGGAATATCTCAGAGAAACATTCCTATCTTTAAGTTTGATGAAAACTCAAGAGTATGTCATAGTAGAAATCTACACCATGCGTCTGCTCTATTGACTAGTCTGCTTCCGTCTTTGATGATAGCAAAAGTACACTTTACTTTTCCAGTGAGTCATCATCATCCAGTTCCTATGGAAGGATATATTACAGATAGGAAAAAAGACTTCGAGACTATTCAAGCACAGAATATGACTCACATCATGATACCTAACAGAACGGCACTTAATGATTTCCTAGATTTCTTCGATAAACCGTTCAACACGAAACTAAATATTAACATGTGTGGGTTTGCTATGACCCCTGCGTTTCGTGATATAGCAGAGAAGTATAATGTCTGTTTCGATTCACATTACGGTAGTATCGATACTGCGATACCGTTGTTAGTAAACCGTGTGGATAAAGATACAGATGTATTGCCTAACTGTCTAGGAGAAGTCCCAGATGATTTCTACAAGGTAACTTATAGAAAGAATACCTTGAGAGTATCACATTCATGGTGGGATGAACCTAGGGAAATGGAAGACAATATATACCGTCTGCATACAAACAATAAAGTATTGTATCTACTAGGTGGCAGGAAGAAAGCAAATGCCAGTGCATGGGACTTATTGGTCAAACATGATTTGGAAGATTTAGACCTATCAGTGTTTGGTCATGATACTAAAGTAAGCATGGAGCAACTGCGTGGGCATATTGCCACAGTAAAAGGTATACCGTATGAAGATGTATAGAGATTTAATTAGAGATGATATCCGACTAAACAAGTTTGGTAAACAAGATATTATTGACCAGACAAATCAGGCAAAGCAACTACTAATCTCTAGAGGTGCAAAGAAAGGGGATATAGTCAATGTATCGATTCCTCTGAATGGCATTAAACAATTGTCATTTGTATTGGCATGTCTGGAACTTGGATTACCTTTATACACAAATCATGATGATGTATTTCACCCTCAGAAGCAAAAGATTATTCGACACAATGTAGAAGAATACATTCGTAAATTCAATAAACCTTTTCTCAACTTTGTAGTAGATGGTGCTGACCAGAATTCACAACGGTTTCATGAACAACATTACGAGCAATACAAGTGGTTGAATGAAGCAAGAAATAATGGTATGATGGGTATCAAACTTACTCCTGATATGGCAGAGGATGCGTCTACCGAAGAGATTCAACCATGGGAAGTAAATGATGATGACCCTGCACTTTTTATCGCAGAAGAGTTACTTACAGGTGAGATAGATGACCTCTATAAAAACAAGGTTTTACATGGACAACTCCTATGGAGAATCCAAAGTACCTTTGACCATTTTCAAGAAGACGATACCTATGGGTATGGTATGTCCTATCACCATGGACAATCACTAGAGCATTTGTTTGGTGCATTACACAAATGTAAGACAGTCCTGTCCGTTCAGATAGCATCTAGAGAACTATATGGTCGTAACATGGATGCTATGGTTGCACGAGAGTCTCGTAAGTTCAAAGGGAACAATCCTATTACCGTAATGTATGAATTACATGATGTAATGATGGAAGATTTATACAGACATTTAGACTCAAACGAAGACGGAAACCTCAAAATTATTTCATATTAATTCATAAAAACCGCTTGACATTTTCTGCTAGACTTGTTATTATAACAACATAATGAAGAAAAAAGAGAGGTTAAATATGAATGACTACATTATCTACCATGCTAATAACTTTAGCACCGCAGGTGACGGTTTCACTGAAGTAGCAGTTGTGTCTGCTTACAACATGTCTGATGCATACAGACTTTCTAATAACATTGAATCTTCTTGGATTGAGAATCCAGAAGTTTTACTTCAATGTGAGTTACCTAAAGGTCAAGATGGACTAAGGTCTACTTCCTCTGGTGATGTAATCTTTGACCCTACTGATGAGAAGTTCTACTTCTTAGTTCCAATGGGTTATGAAAATTCTGGTGATACTGTCCCAGTTGATAACTTCAACCTTGACGGTTTCTTAGATTTTGAATCAAATGGTGTTCTCTACAAAGAGGATGGTTTTTATAATGAAAGATGTAAAGAGGTGGCATAATGAGTTGTCAATATAACGAAGCAATTTATGACCAAATATCATTGCAAGTCTACTGTGCAAACTATTCACTGGAAGACTTACTGGACGAACTTCAAATGTCTTATCAAGACGCATATGAAGAAAAATTCGATTACGAAAAATTGCAGGAGTTAGTCATCGAAAAAAGATTCGAGGAAATGCCCTGCTACGAAGGTTAATTATGGATATTATTTTTGATGTTGACGGAACTCTTATGGACATAGAACATAGGAGACACTTCGTCACCCAGAGACCCAAGGACTTTGATGCGTTCAGAGACCCTGAAGTTGTTATGCAGGATACTCCAAACACGGAGATATTTGACTTAGCAAAATCACTCTGGGCAACTGGGAACAGGATTATTATCTCTACTGGTAGGAATGAAAGGCAGAGAGCAACCACCCTCAAGCAATTGATGATGAATGGTCTTTCTTTCAGTGCTATCTACATGAGAGGTGATACTGACTTCAGACCTGACGATGAACTCAAGAAAGGGTTTCTCGACAAGATGAGGAAAGATGGGTTCAACCCTGTGATGGCAGTTGATGACAGACAACAAGTCGTTGACATGTTCAGAGCAGAAGGGTTGAGAGTTTTACAAGTTGATGTAGGAGACTTCTAATGAAAGGATATAAGAAAGGAACTCTGTTACAGGAATACTTCTTGAACCCACACTTCGACCCCACTGAAAAGGAAGAGAAGCAGTTGGCAAAAGACTTATTCGAAGTGACAGGTGGTAAAGTAATTTACCATGGAAAAGACGAGTTGGTTTCAATAAAAATAGTTGAAAAAAACGCTTGACAAAACCTGCGAGTCTTGGTATTATAATAACATAATTGATTGAGAGGTAAAAAACATGGCATATGTATCACAAGAAATGAAGAAAGAACTGTCTGGTGGAATCAAAGCAGTATTGAAGAAGTACGGTATGAAAGGTACTATCGCAGTTGATAATCATTCTAGTTTGGTGGTCAACCTTAAAGGTGGTAAGTTGGACTTACTTGGTGTTGCTCAAAAGCACAATGACATGGTTGCTGAACAGCGTGGTCAAGAGAGTTACCCTGTTGGTGACCATCTTCAAGTGAACGAATACTACGCTGAAGAGTGGGCAAACGAGGTTGGAGAACCAGAGGTTGCTAACTTCTACGGTGAGTTGGTTAAAGCAATGAAAGCACCTACTAGTCGTGGTGAGTGGTACAACAAGAGTGATATCATGACTGATTATTTTGATATTGCTTACTACACTAACATCAACGCAGGACAGTGGAACAAACCCTATGAGTACGCACCGTGTTAATGATTATGGAGTATGGACTATGAGTGTCAAAGAGATGATACAAAAGACTTTGACAAAACTTAACAAAGAACTTGAGATTGCTCAAGAAACACAAAATCTGGAGAAGGTTGCTTCACTTACTTTCCTGATTTCTGAATATGAAGTGATGTTAGAAGAGGATGAGGTTCGTTATGGAAGTTAAATTTGAATTGGATGATTTTTTTGTCTTTTTAGATATCTTACGAGAGTCTGGACAGATAAATATGTTTGGAGCGCCTCGTGAGTTGCAGAATGAGTTTGGTCTCAGTAAGCAAGAAGCACGAGATGTCTTCACAAAATGGACAGAAACCTTTAAGGGTTGATACACTGTTCATATAAGTACACTCACGGTGAACAGCTCCGTGAGTGGGGAGAGAGGGCGTTTCGATGCCCTTTTTCTTTACATTTTAATTGAAATATATATAATATATTACCCTTTTTGAAGGGGCAAAATGTTATATATAATACTATGAGGATATTGCTATGCAATTAGAAGTCTTTGAAATCTTACAGAGATTTTCCGAACAACCCAATCGCTATCAAAAGATTGAGTTTCTAAAAGAGAATGCTATCCCTGCTATCAAAGATATATGCCGTGGTGCATATGATGATAAGTTGGAATTCATTCTTCCAGAGGGGAAACCCCCATACACACCCAACAGACCAGAGTCAACTCCTAGTTCTCTAAGACAGAGACACAAGGATTTTGGACTATTTGTTAAGGGTGCTAGAAGTGCAGGGACACCCCAATATAAAATTGAAAACATCTTCATTCAAATGTTAGAAGCAATCCATCCAGAGGATGCACTGATTGTTCTTAACATGGTTGCTAAAAAAGCACCAGTAAAAGGTTTGACAAAGAAGATAGTAGAGGAGGCGTTTCCAAATCTCTTATCTTGATTCGTTATGAGTTCGATTAACTCTAACAAACAAGGAGCAATTTATGCCAAGAACCCAAATAGAGAGATTAAAGAATGACAGTAGAGAACTTGATAACTACATCCACAGACTCAAGAAAAAGGGAAAGAGTCACCTTGCTCACAAGTTATCTACAAAACAAGCATTCATTAATCAAACTATTGCCGAATTTGATGATGATATTCAAATCAATCTAGCATAAAAAGGTAGGTGGTCTAGTATCTCGTAGGGGGGTGCTAGTCGCCCCCCTTCGTTAACTTGGAAATTTGTTATGCTAAATCTTGACTACTTACCGAAACCTGAGTATGAGGGTCACATGCCCCCATCAAAGGAAGTATGCGAACTTTGGAGAGATATACGCAGTGTAGTTGGTTATGATACTCTATTAGAGATTGGTCTTAACGCAGGACACAGTTCTGCAATCAACCTAGAATTATTTCCTACCGTCCATGTAACTTCTGTTGATATAGGCAGACATGACTGGACAGAGTTAGGAGCAAATGTTCTTAAAACAAAATTTCATGACAGATTTAATTTCGTTCTGTGTCATAGTACGGCATACTTTGAACGAGTCCAAAAAGGAGAGTACGAACATCCACACCCTGATACTATCTTTATTGACGGTGGTCATGATATATCACATGTAATAAATGATATTCGTATGGGTCAATGGATGGGATGTAAGTACCTAATTATTGATGACATCAAATCTAATAATGTCAAACTCATAGTTGAAACTCTTATGACCTTTGGTGTTTTGAAGTTGGTAAAAGAGTATAGATATAAGTGTGTGAATACAAGCAAACCAAACAATGCAGTGGGATTATATAAATGCCAACCTATACAGTAAGAAGTAAAGAAACCGAAGAGACTAAAGATGTCTTTATGTCTTGGAACGAGTTTCAGAAATATCTGGAAGAGAATCCAGATTTGGAAAAGGTGATAACCGCACCTGCTACGATTACCCATACTGGTAATGTTATTAATAAAACAAGTGGAGACTGGAAAGACCTAATGAAGAATATCAAGAAAGGGTCTGGTTCAGGGAATACTATAAAAACATGACAATGAAACGATTGAAGATTGACCATCTTCTGACTTATGACCCTATTACAGACAATCAAGAAGAAGCATATTCTGCTTGGGATGATGGTGACCATCTGGTCTTATGCGGTAGTGCAGGAACAGGTAAATCGTTCATTGCCCTCTACCTATCCCTTCAAGATACGATGGACAAATCGTATGCTCAAGATAAGGTCGTAATTGTAAGGAGTGTTGTTCCGACTCGTGAGATGGGATATCTCCCAGGCTCAGTCGAAGAAAAGACAGATACCTACACTGCACCATATCGTGCTATATGTCAAGAACTCTTCAATGAGAAGGGTGCATATGATATGCTTGAAGCACAGGGTGTGATTGAGTTTATGTCCACATCATTTATTCGTGGTGTGACTATAGACAACGCAGTTATCATTGTGGATGAAATGCAGAACCTCACATATCATGAACTTGATTCAATAATAACAAGGGTAGGTAGAAACTCAAGAATCATTTTCAGTGGGGACTATTATCAATCTGACCTAAGTAAAGAGTCAGACAAAAAAGGAATATTAGACTTCATGAATATCATGGAAGTCATGAATAATTTTACAACCGTAGAGTTTGGTTGGAAAGACATTGTAAGGTCTGACTTTGTAAGAGACTATATAATGACAAAGGAGTTAGTTGAATCTGGTAAAATATGAAGATAGGATTTACATGTAGCACATTTGATTTATTACATGCAGGACATGTACAGATGTTGCGTGATGCGAAACAGCACTGTGATTACCTTTTAGTAGGATTACAGATAGACCCTAGTCTTGATAGACCAGAGAAAAACAAACCAGTCCAAAGTATCGTTGAAAGATACACACAACTCAAAGGTATCAAGTATGTGGATGAGATTATCCCATATGGCACTGAGGAAGACCTACTAGACCTCATGGAGTTATATACCATTGATGTTCGTATCCTTGGAGAAGAATACAGGGATAAAGATTTTACTGGCAGAGATATTTGCCGTAAAAGAGATATAGATATAATATTCAATAATAGAGACCATAGGTTCTCTACTAGTGATTTAAGAATGAGAGTAAGAGATGAAACTAAGTAAGAATTTTACACTGAATGAGTTTACAAGGTCAATGACCGCAACTCGTTTGGGTATCGATAATACACCTAATGATGAACATCTGGAAAGTGCCAAGGCATTGTTTCAGAATGTAGTACAACCTGTAAGAGAGCATTTTGGTATTACCAGAATCAGTTCTGGATACAGAAGTCCTGCACTCAATGAAGCAATTGGTGGTTCACATAAATCACAACATAGTAAAGGTCAAGCAGTTGACTTTGAATGTGATAAGGCAGACAACGCAGAAGTATGTCAATGGATTCTGGACAATCTAGACTTTGACCAAGTAATCCTAGAGTTCTACACTAAGGGTGACCCTAGGTCTGGTTGGGTGCATGTATCCTATGTCAGTGAAGAGGAGAACCGTAATAGAGCATTGACCGCAGTCAAAGAAGGGGGTAAGACAAAGTATCTACTAGGATTACAATATGATTGAATGGGTTGTAGTAGTAATGGTATCACTTAATACTGGTGGTTCGATGCTTATGGAAAGACACGAAGTAGGATATTCTTATTTTGAAAGCAAGGCATTATGTGATAGATACATTACCAGAGAAGGTGAACAGAACATTATTGATGAAGTAGATGAGATTCTAGGAGAACATGTAACACGCATGTCTAATCCATTCTGCACACCTAAAAATAGAAAAGATGGTGAGTATCCTGAGTTTCCTGATTATGACTGGCAATTGAGACCAAATCCTGATGGGATTCTTGCATGAGAAACATAATCTTCCAGTATATGATTACGGATGAGATTACTGAACTAAGACCACCAGTCCCACAATATTCAGGCACACGCAGTGAACTATACGAAAGAACTGCTGACCTATCCGCAGATTCATTCAGAATATATGCAGACAAGATAGGAGCAGCCCACCACTTCTCTAGAAACAGAAGAGAAACTATAGGTGAAACAGGTAGAACTACCTTATTGTTTGAGGTCATGAGATTAGTCTATGACAAAATCTATGACGATTACGATAAACTATTATTTGTTGATTCTGATATTATTTGTAATACTGAAGAGAATATATTTGACCTAATGGATTGCGATGTCTATGGTGTATTCGAATCTGATATTGAAACATCAAATGGAAGAGGATATTGTTCTTGGGATTTTAATGCTCAATCCTATAAACAGATATCAGAGAAGTTTCAAAGACGAGGAATCCCTATAGTACCAAACACATGGGGAAAACATTATTCAAAAGTTACTTGCTTTAATACTGGAGTTATGGTATGGTCTCGTGATGCAAGAATTAGAGCAAGAGAAGTATTTGATGATTGGAAAAACTACATGATAGATGGAGACCTACATAATGAAGCATTCTGGTTGAACAACGACCAACTTTACATCTCTGGACAACTTACAAAATATAAGTTTGCTATCGAAGGTATCGACCAAACTTGGAACGATACTCCTACACATTGGGATGATGACCGTGGATATAAAGCAAATTTCCTACACTATACAGGTGGTGGAAACAAGGTTGTCATGCTTGAAGACTACAAAAATAACAAGTTCAAATATTTGAAAAAGGCTTGACAAAACCATCTGTTGTTGTTATAATAATAACACGATGGAAAAGGAACTAACAAAAATGGATATGGACAAGGTAATTCTTACCGATGTTGATGGTGTACTTCTTAACTGGGGTTATGCCTTTGATGTCTGGATGGGTGAACAAGGTTACGAAAAAATCAAAGGTGAATGGAAACACTACTGTGTATTTGAACAGTATGGTATTCCAGAGAAACTTGGTAAAGACCTAATCAACCAGTTCAACCAATCTGCAATGGTTGGTTTCATTCCCCCTCTAAGGGACGCAGTTCACTATGTAAAGAAACTGCACGAAGAGCATGGATATGTCTTTCACGCAATTACTTCTTTACACAAGAACCAAAATGCTCAGAAACTAAGAATCATGAACCTACAGAAACTCTTTGGTGAGACTGTCTTTGAGAAGTTCATCATACTAGGTTGTGGTGATGACAAAGATGAAGCACTTGCCCCTTATAAAGACTCTGGTTTACCATGGATTGAAGATAAGGAAGAGAATGCTCTGTTGGGTAAAGACCTTGGTTTGGATGCTATGATGATGGAACACGGTTTCAACATGGATAGTGCTGATGTCCCCCTCATGAAAAATTGGAAAGAAATTTACCAATATCTAGAAGGTTAAACATATAAATACTCCTGTGGTTATAATGGGAGTATTTTATGCCTACAAAAAAGCAATTAAAAGAAGAACGAGAGTTCACTGATTCTGATTTGACTCGTCACAAGATGTTGACGGACATGGAGAATGATGACCTAAAAGAAGATGCCCAAAGGAAGATGGCATGGTTTGCCATAGGTGGTATGTTACTATACCCTCTTGCCGTTGTGATAGCAGATTTGATTGGTCTAGAAAACGCATCTAAAATCTTAGGTGATATGGCAGCTACCTATTTTGTATCGGTTGCGGCGATTGTGGCAGCCTTCTACGGTAAGGAAGCATACACAAAGGGAAAATAAATACTGCCTAAATAGCAGTATGTTTAAGATTAGATGGCGAGGAACTTGGGGAGTAGGAGACTCTATGTGGGGTCTCAATGTTGCTCATGTTCATGCAAAGAAGATTGATGCCCCTGTCAATCTAGAGTTTCACTGGAGTCATGATGAGGACTACCTCACGCATCCAGATGACCCAGAAACAATCATAGAAAGGACTGAATGGATTGCTACACGGTATCATCGTGAAGATGATGTCGTGATTACCCATGTATATAATTCAGACTTATTCGACCCAGATAATACTAGTGGAGTAAAATTTAAGGATAGATTTTATTTTGAAGACAATTCAGAAGACCCACAGGGAATACCACCACAAAACTGGGGATTCAAAAAACAAGAGTTTATAGACCCTCTGAAGAAGATTGTTATTTTCACACCAACACATAATAGTCAACCACCAAGAAAGTGGAAAAGGTTCTTGACAAATTCTGATTGGGATGCTATAATTCAAGCGCTTCGCTGGAGAGGGTGGGATACTAGGATTCTAACTTATAGAACTCCTATAAGAGATGCCTACACTCAAATAAAAGAAGCAAGATTTGTTGTGTGTTATGATGGTATGTGGCATAAGATAGGTAGAAACTTTGCTAAACCAATGCTTATACCATCATGGGAAGGTATTACTACATATAATACACCTAACGCAGTAAAGATAAGCAATAGAGCAAAGTTTTTATCTGCTATTGGTGATGGTGGTGAACACTTTTGTACTATAACTATGAATATGATGAATAAACAGGCACGACAGTTTAGAAGAGAATTAGATAAGACTTATGAAGATTGATAGAGCAGTAATTGAAGTAAATGGTGGTTGTAACTATTCATGTACTATGTGTCCACAGGATATGCGTACTGGTGGAAGACATAAAGACTTTCTCAAGAAGATGTCTATTGAAGAGTTCGAAGAGAATGTAAAGGATTGTGCTAAACACGGATTACGAGTTGTTAATCTAGAAGGTTCAGGTGAACCTACCCTTATTCGTAGATTACCTGAATACATTGAGATAGTAAAGAAGTATGGTGCAAAAGCATTTATGTTCTCTAATGGATTCCGTATGCATGGACAATTCATGGCAGATTGTGTAGATGCAGGATTAGACTTCTATAGATTCTCTTTCATAGGTTATGACCCTGCCAAGTATGATGAATGGATGTATAACCGCATTGGGGGTAACTTTAATCACATTATAAATAATATTCGTCAGATGCAGGAATATGTAGAGAAAACAAATAGTGACTGTGTAGTTGCTACCTATCATCTGATTACGGATAATGATAATCTAGATTATGAATTGGAAAGGTATAAAGAATTAGTGGATGACTTAGGTGTCAAGACTGAGATATGGAAGTTACATAACTGGTCTGGTGTCTGGGACATTGGTAAAAATAAACGAGAAGGCAAGGTGAAAACTTGTGGTAGACCTTTTAGTCCAGATGTTGTTATTCGTGCTGGCGGTCTTGATGGTAAAAGAGGTGCTGTTGCTCCTTGCTGTCAGGTATTGGGAAGGGACGAGGAAGCAGTCCTTGGACACACTAGTGAAAACACAATCGAAGAAATATGGGAAGGTGAAGCATACTCTCAACTCCGTAGTGACCATCTTTCTGGAGATTATCCTTCTTACTGCAATGGTTGCGACTTTCTTATCGATGACCCTGAAGTATTAGTTTACACTAATCACGAGAGAGATTTATATAAAATGCATGGAACTGAGTTTGATTTAGATGATTATAGATAATATTTGGATGATACAGATACCTGATAATGAGGTATCACAGAAGTACGCAAGACATACAACCGATTCATGGAATATCCATGGACACACTGTTAAGTGGTTTGACGCAGTAACCCCTGATACTCTTACAAGACCCTTTAATAGTGTTTCCTATCACAACCATAGGCAATGTACACCCACGGAACTCGCCGCATGGGAATCACATTGGGCATTATGGAATCATTGTTATGAGTCTGGAGAAGACATTACTGTTATTGAACACGATACTTTATGTATTACCCCACGAGCAGAATGTAAAAAATTACCTTACGACATCTATAGTATTTGTGATTACTATTGGGATGATTGGGAAAGATATGGTAAAAGATTTAACGGACATCCATATTGGGGTGCTAAATTCAAACTTGTTCCGATAACAAGTGGGTACTGTATGACACCCAAAGGAGCAGAACGAGTATTAGAGTATCATGAGAATCGTACTTTGATAAAGTATTCAGATGATATTCTACTTGATAGAATGAATGATGATATGCGAACTGATGAACATCAAAGAGATTACCAATGGATTGGTAGTGTTGGTTTTGATAACTTTGTGGATAGAAATAAAATTGTAGGATACTCTAGACCCATCTGGAAAGATGACCTAGGGGGGACGGTTGAACATTGAAGAGATTAATATATCAAGTTGCAGTAGGTAAACCTAGTAAACTGTATAAACATTGTATAGACAGTGTAAAAGCATACGCAGACAGAATCGGTGCAGAGCATTATGTATTGACTCAAGCAAAACTGAGAGTCAAACCAAATGTCTTCCGTACTAACCGTAGTAAAGAATCATATGAGAAGTATGGTGGATATCTACCAATCTATGAAAAGGAGAATGCCTTTGACTTGGTAGACAAGTACGACCAGATTGCAATCATTGATGCTGACATCTATATCCGTCCAGATGCAGATAATGTATTTGAAGCAATGGAAGAGGATGTAGCATTCGGTGCAGTATGTGAACGAGAGATGAACTGTCAACCATGGTATGTCGATAAAATAAGAAATTATAGTCATATGCAGTATGGAGCATTACATAGCAATCGTCTTGATTTCAAACCAAGTCCTCGTAGTGGATTTGAGTTCTTTAATATGGGACTTATTGTTCTCAACTGTGAGAACTTTCTGCCTTATCTAAATGGTGACAATGCAATGCAGTTCATTCATCGTATAGAATTTGAAGACTTTGTTGATGGTATGGGTGCATACAAATGGTCAACTGACCAGACCCTACTGAATTATTTTCTCAAGAAATATAAAATACCTACCCAACATCTTGACCCTAAATTCAATGGGTTGTTTACGGCAGTAGAGGATATCGATAACTGTGACTTTGTTCACTTCTTTCTGAAAGACAAGTTACCAGAATCAGGAGAAAATATAGAAGCATTAATGGAGCAGATATGAAAGATTTATTCGCAAGGTCAATGACTAAGTTCTTTCGTTTTATGGCAGATACATTCTTTGCTAAACGATATGGACACAGAGCAGTTGTATTAGAAACTGTAGCAGGAGTTCCAGGCTGGGTAGCAGGTTCTCTATTACATCTGAAGAGTCTTAGAAAGATGAAGACTGGATATGGGCCTGCGATACGAGAGATGTTAGCAGAAGCAGAGAATGAAAGAATGCATCTCATGTTCTTTATAGAAATAGCACAACCCAACTGGTTTGAAAGATGGTTAGTGCTAGTTGCTCAAATGATTTTTATGGCATTCTATTTTGTAGTCTATATTATATCATATAAGACCGCACATAGAATGATTCACTACTTTGAAGAAGAAGCAGTGAAGTCATATACAGAATATCTTAGTATGGTTGAGAGTGGTGAGGTAGAGAATGTTCCTGCTCCTAAACTTGCAATTGAATACTATGGTATGAGAAAGTCTGCTAAGTTATCAGATTTAATCAAAAAAGTCCGTGCTGATGAGAAAAAACACGCAAAAGTCAACATGGAATACAGTTTGTAAGGACAAAACCTTATAAATAACTGGGTAAGAATAATCTTACAATTACATTAAGAGAGTGAAAAAAATGAAACTTAAACTAACTGCGCTCGTAGTAGGCGCTTTTCTAACTACTATGTTCTCTATACCAGCGTATGCGGATGACTTTGATAGGCATCAAATGAACTATCAAGTTAACTTTGCAGATGACTGGCATATCCGTTATCGTTCTTACACAGAAGGCCCAAATGGGGACTGGGGTAAGGACAAATCACATTTCCAAATTGGTACAAAGGTTTGGGATGGCAAAATAAAACTCCAATATCAATACTGGGATAACAACGGTAAGTATGAACACCGTCCTAGATTCGATATAGTTGGATTCAAATGGAGAGGATTCTCAATCGGTAAACGATTTGAGTTCCGTCACCAAGAAGGTAAGGATGAATATATCCGTCCTTGGATTCAATTGGGTTACCAATATAAGTGGGATAAAAACAAGATTAAAATCTCTGTGAACCCTCGTTTCGCACTAGGTAAAGATGGTGTAGACGATGGTGACCTTGAGAATATCCTGACTATTTTTGAGTATGAAAGAAAGATTGGAAGATTTGCCATTGCGCCTGGAATTTGGTATCAAGTGGACGATAATCTAGACAAGAAATCTTTATACACCACACTGGCATTCAAATATAAATTCTAATGATTGAACTAGGAGTCCTATTACTAGGAGTCCTGTATGGTTTGCTCATTGGGGTTATACCTGCCGCTGGTGCGACAACTGGGTTGTTAGCAGTCTTTGGTTTTATCCATCTGTTTCCTGACCCATACCTAGCAGTAATATTCTGCATGGCAGTCGTATCTGCGTCAACCACTGGTGACAGTTATACTGGAATACTTCTAGGAATCCCAGGCGCAAACAGCGCCGCAACTGCTATGGTTGATGGGTTTCCGTTAGCACAACAGGGTAAGGCAACTTACACTCTGTCAGCTGCGGTTACCACTTCAACATTAAATGGTTTGTTGTGGGGTTCTCTAGTATTTTTGTTCTTACCATTTTATGCTCAATTGATGTTGATATTTGGTGTTCCAGAATTGTGGGCATTTACAATACTTGCTTTTGCCTTTGTTGTTTTCATAGCAAGTAATAATTGGATAAAGGGGTTGGTCGCATTGTTCTCTGGTGTATTCCTTGGAGCAATTGGGACTGACCCCAATACCGCATCTGAAAGATTTACCCTTGGTTGGTTTTATCTGGAAGACGGTATTCAATTGATGCCTATGGTTGCAGGGTTGTTTGCTATACCAGAACTATTGACTGGTTTCCAAAGAGGACAGACTGCAAGAGTATCCCAAGGTGGGACTCTTGAAGGTATGTTGGCAGTATGGAAACATCGATGGTTAGCACTTAGGGGTGGAGTGATAGGTGCATTCATAGGTGCATTACCTGCTTTAGGTGGTGCAGTCGCAGATTGGATTGCTTATGGACAAGCAGTAGCATCTACACCAAACCCTAAACCTGCTTTTGGTAAAGGCAACATAAGAGGTATCATTGGTGCAGAAGGAGCAAACAATTCACAGAAAGCAACATCTATGCTTCCTGCCGTATTGTTTGGAATTCCAGGCGCACCATTTACCGCAGTCCTGATGTCATTGTTTGCGTATCTGAATTTTGAGTTAGGGTCAATTGACTTGATTGCTGACGAAAAATTCTTTTCTTCCTTGACATTTGGGTTTCTATGTGGTAGTATAGTCGTTGCAATCATATGTTTATTAGGGACAAACTGGATTGCTAAGATAACACAAGTTCCCTACAAGTATTATTTTCCATTCCTATTGGCATTTGTCGTATGGGCATGTGTTCAATACACAGGTGGATGGGAAGATTATATTATGATAATCCTTTGCAGTATTATAGGTCTGACTGCAAAGAGATTTGGATTTAGTAGACCTGCATTACTTATAGGATTCATTCTATCAGAACGAATCGAAAACATGACTTTACAAGTCAATGGGTTGTATACAATTGAAACTCTTATTACGAGACCGATATTTGTTACACTCATGATACTAACTTTAGGAGTATTAACATGGGGTATCTTAAAAAAATCCTCTTTGGACTATTCATAGTCGGACTACTTACCATCCCTGCTTTTTCAACAGACGATGGTTTCTTTGAAGGTCTGGAATGGGCATCTGCACAAGCAAATGATGAACTTCCTGCACCTGATTCTTATAACTTAATCATCCCACAGAAAGTGGGTGGTGGAACATCTGTTTGGGCAACCATTGTTGCAAAAGAGTTAGAGAAGTATACAGACGCACCAATTAAACTTGTGCATCTACCTTCTGCTCGTGACATTGGTGGATTCAATGAGTTCCATAACGAACTACAATCAGACCCATCTAATATTATGGTATCTCATGGTGGTAATGGTATCTCATTCTTACAAGAAGAGGTTGACTATAACTATGGTGACTACGCATCTATTGGATTGATGAATCTGAATATCATTGTAGGTAAACTAAAAACTCTAGAAACTTTTCCAGATAAAGTATCTTTCTCCGCAGGTTCAGGTATGACACCAGAAGCATATGCAATGACTATGTTGATGTGTCCACCTGAGAACACTGTACATGGATATGTTGCTTGTTTCGAAAACAAGATTACATGGGTAAAAGGTATGTCTGGGGGTGAACGAAGACTTGCATTCCGTAGAGGAGAACTTACTGCAACTCGTGAGAATCCTGCGGCGTATCTAAAACATGTGGCAGGAAATGAAGATGCAGAAGTATGGTTTCATCATGGGGTAATGTCAGAAGAAGGTCATGTTGATGACCCTAACTATCTTACCTGTGAATGTCAATTTGAAGACCTGTACTATGAGAAGTGGGGTAAGAAACCTTCTGGTGATTTCTACAATGCATATGTACTATTGAAATCATTCCGTGATGGTCTACAGAAAGCATTATGGGTATCAAAAGATAATCCATATCGTGATAGACTTGTAGAAGCAATGAATCAAGTTGCGACTAATCCAGAGTCAATCAAAGCAATCGAAGAAAAGGTTGGTAAGTATGACTGGTTCACTGGTGACTGGGGTGATTCTCATAGAGACCAACTCATGACTTTGATTACTCAAGATACACTAAGAACTATGGTGACATTCAATCAGAATGCTCTTGGTTTGAAATCGATATATAAATCAGATTTAGTTTTTCCTTTGGAAGTCTTGTATCGATGAAGTATATATTTGTGACTGGTGCGCCTGGGTCTAGGTGGTCTGGATATGTAGAAGACCATCTATATGTTCGTGATGATATTGACAAGTCTGACTTTAGACAAGATAGAGAGTATAAAGTCAATGGACAAATCATGCATCGTGGAGCATACTTTGATTCAGGTATGGAATTCAATAACTTTCCTCAGAGTTGGGACTTACCCTTCGATGATGAAGGTGTTGGATTCCGTGTCATCAAGTCACATTTATTTGCCTATCAATTAGATTGGTTAACGCAATTTAAGGATGACATACATATAGTATACCGTCCAGACCAAGAATGTTTTGACTGGTGGCATGAAGCAGGTGGATGGGATATCAGTTATCCCAATTATAAAAACTATTACATTGATGATGAAGGTCTGATGTCTCAAATCAAATTACAGAACAAACACATTCTAAGATTTGTAGAAGAGCAAGGACTTGAAAAACATAATGATGGCAAACGAGATTATTATATATGGACTATGACAGAGAATGGTTAAGGAACTACTTTACCTATGACTGGCCTGGGACAAGAACGGCAGGACTTGACGGATACTATTGGACTGGATTCAAACTCATTGAGGAAATCAAAGAGAACGAAACCGTCCTTGATGTGGGTTGTGGAATCAATCCTTTTTCTCGTCACCTTGACCATCTTGTCGGTATCGATATCACAGATATAGGTGCAGACATACCCAATACTGCAATAGAAGAATGGGACAGTGTTGGTAAAAGATTATTTGATGTTGCCTTTTGTTTAGGTAGTATCAACTTTGGGGATGCAGAAATTATCGATAAGCAGATTGATGCTATTACTAAATGCCTAGTTCCGAACTCTAGAATTTATTGGAGAGTCAACCCAAGTAACCGTGACCACGAGAATCCAAAAGTAAATGAGATACCTTTCTTTCACTGGACACTTGAATGGATGCTTTTCTTTGCTAATAAATACGATTATACTATAACAGAATGGATGCCAGATAGAAATAGATGGTATTGTAAGTGGGAAAGACTTGATGGACTTAAAGACACTATTTGATAATTACGATTGTGATAAAGGCACAAAAAAACATCACTACTACATGGAGTATGAAAAATACTTTGAGTCGGTAAAAGATGAACCGATTAACTTGCTAGAGATAGGCACATATCTTGGTGCATCTACTCAAGCATTCCATGATTACTTTCCGAAGGCAAACATCTATACGATAGATATCTTCCAAAGAACTAAACCAGCGCATATACCGATTCTAAAAGAGAGTCGAGTTCGATGGTTGAAGGCAAATTCTATGGATGCATCTGTTGGTACGAAAATAAGAAACGAATGGGATGACATTAAGTTTGATTTCATTATCGATGATGGAGCGCACTGGCCTGAAGCAAATTTGAAGACATTCAAAAATATTATGCCATTTCTAAAGGATGACGGAACATACTTTATCGAAGATGTGTGGCCTATGGACAGGATGAGTCAAAGTGAACTCGACCACCCTTGGTTATTAAAACAACCTGAGAGATTTAATATGTTGCAATACAATATGTTTATAACGCAACTAGACCGATATAAAACTAAACATCATGACCGAAGAAAAGAAACCCATTGTGGTGACACTTACATTATTGCGATAAAGAAATGATAAAACTAGTTCTATTTGATTTAGATGGTGTTCTGATTGATGCCAAGAAAATACATTATGTTGCATTGAATGATGCGATTGAATATATCAGTGCATATAGCAAATTTGAAACAGACTATACAATAAGTGAAGAAGAACATACTTCAACTTATGATGGTTTGAAGACCACTCAGAAACTTGAAATGTTAACCAAGAAGAAGGGTTTACCCAAAGAGTGGCACGAACAAATATCCGCAGGGAAACAATTATACACCAGACAACTGCTCAGTAAGTTAGAACCTATTGATGCAATCTGTGAATTGTTTCAAAAACTAGAAGATGATGGATATATGATTGGTGTCTGTTCTAACTCTATTCGTAGGTCAGTTCTAACATCACTCTCTAAAACAAAACTAATACATCACTGTTCAGTCATTCTATCTAATGAGGATGTTAAGAATGGTAAACCACATCCAGAGATGTATTGGAAAGCAATGTCCATGATGGGTGTTCTACCAGAGGAGACTGTGATTGTCGAGGATTCACCGCCTGGATTGTTGGCAGCCCAACGCAGTAGAGCAGAATATATACGAGTAGACAACCCTTATGATGTGACCATAGATAATATATTCCCTAAGATTAAAGGAAATAAGATGAGTAAAAAATGGAAGAATGATAAACTTAATGTCCTGATTCCTATGGCAGGAGCAGGAACTCGTTTCCGTGAAGCAGGATACACATTCCCTAAACCATTGATTGATGTCAATGGCAAACCAATGATTCAGACCGTAGTAGATAACCTAGGTCTAGAAGCAAACTATATCTTTGTGGTACAGAAAGAACACCGTGAACAATTTAACTTGGATACGATGTTAGGATTGATTGCACCTGATTGTAAGATTATCGATGTTGATGGTATTACCGAAGGAGCAGCCTGTACGGCATTACTAGCAAAAGACCTGATTAATAATGATAACCCATTATTCTTTGCAAACTCTGACCAGTATGTCGAATGGGATGTAATGGAGTTCATGTACGCAATGAATGAGAAAGGTGCTGACGGTGGTATCGTTACCTTCGAAGCAACTCACCCTAAGTGGTCATTCGCAAAGACAGATGAGAATGGTCTTGTAACCGAAGTCGCAGAAAAGAATCCTATCAGTAATCAAGCAACAGTAGGATATTATTACTGGGCAAAGGGTAAGGACTTTGTAAATTATGCAGAGGAAATGATTGAAAAGGATATTCGTGTAAACAACGAGTTCTATGTATGTCCAGTATTCAACCAAGCAATTGCAGATGATAAGAAAATATTTACTCACACTGCTTCTAAGATGTGGGGACTAGGAACACCAGAAGACTTACGATATTATTTGGAGAACTTCAAGTCATGAAGACCGCACTCCTTGTCTCTGGTCAAGTCAGAGGTAACTGGCAAAAAAACCTAAAGAATATGACAGAGCATCTGAAACCAGATGCGGTCTATACTTCTACTTGGTTGCCTAGTGACGAGGATGTAGACTTCAAATTTCCTGAACCTGAGATGGAATATCACCCTGTAGTAGATACAAAACCCTATCCAACATTCAAAGCACATGAATATAGAGAACGATGTAGGGTTAATAAAAGTCTTCGTGGAACAACACAACACAGAACCAAACAGATTCTACAACACAATATGTTGATGGAACAGATAGAACCTTGTGATGTTGTTATAAGAACAAGACATGATTGTGTAGTGTCATCAAAGACTGTATGGGAAAACTACATACGAAAAGCATACGAAGAGAACTGTGCGTTAGGATTCGGTACAAGACTAAGTAGATGGCAAGTATGGGAACAGGTTTATGAACTCCCTAAGTTTATGCCACCTGAAGATAAAGGAATATCTCCGCATGGTTTAACAGAACATAATGATTGGGGATATTATCTTATGGATACTCTTATCATTCACCCATACAAATTATGGGACTGTGATAAAGTATCAGAACTACATAACAACAGGGAACTAAAGGCTGCCGAATGGGGATGGTATCAAGTGTTATCAAAAGATGATAATCACTATTCACATTATGGTGGGTGTCAGATGGAGAGATTAGTGTGAGTGTTGCTATAGTTGTATCAGGGATGTATACTGGTCAAGACTATATTGACTTATTAAGAGAACGGATTCCTCATGATGATTTGTATACGGCAACTTACACTGGTATCAAGATGCCATTTGAACCAGACTTCCGTATGGACGAACCAGTAAATACTTATCATCCATTGTTTGATACTAATCCGTATCCTGATGGTGAAGCAAGAGGAAGAAGATATATTCTTAGTAAACCGTTATCTAAGATACCTAAAAGACTTAAAAAACTAAAAGAACCATCCGCACATTGGCATAAACAAATATTATTACATGCATGGGCATGTGACCAGATAGAAGCAGATGTTATTGTTAGAGCAAGATATGAAACAATTGTATCTAGTCAGATAGATTGGCAAGAGTGGATTGATAAATGTCATGAAGAGGAAATGACTTACGGTTTCAATACACGAAGTGAAGGAGCAGAGTATAATACCTATCACCATGAATTACAAAAATGTTTCAAGGGTAGAGATTCTTTTTATATTAATGATGCATTGATTATTCATCCCAAAGAAGCATTAGATTGGGGTTATGTTAATCAACTATATAAAGACAAGAAACTTAGAGGGGCAGAAGAGGGTTGGTATCAAGTTCTGTCTGAGTCACAAGGACATTATCATTTATCATATCATGGTGGAGCATATTCTGCAAAAGATTGGGAACTAGTGAAAGATGCTGAAGGGTTACATTATATCTCTGATTAATAATCACGATGCTACTATAGCAACACGATTATTGATTGAGTCAATTGAAAAAACACAGAGTCAAGTAGACCCTGTTATTCTACCTGCAACAACTCCTGATACTATCGAAGAACATCTGGAGCAACTTGGTATGAAAGATATCAAGTATACCTATCCTGTAGATGCATCTCAAGATGGTGTTGATATAAACACTGGTCTTAGACTTACTCATTATGAAACCAAGAATATCAAATCAAGGATTGCTTGTATGGTTTCGCATATGAGATGTTGGCAGACTGCAATTGATAACAATGAGACTATTGTAGTTCTGGAACACGATGCATTATTCAAAAGAAAGTTTGATTTTTCTTCCTTGACAAAGTATTTCAAAGGTGGTATAATGGGACTTAATTCACCAATTGGGGCAACTCGTAGAGCATATGTCTTTGACGAACTTGCACGAAAAATACATGGAGTGCAATCTGTCCCATACATAGATGAGAAAGATGTGCCACAAGGACTGGCAGGAAACTCTGCATATGTCATCACACCCAAGGGTGCTAAGAAACTGCTAGATAAAGTAAGAGAAATAGGAATGTGGCCTAATGATGCGTTAATGAATCGACAGTTCTTTCCTTGGATGCAAATCGTGTATCCATATTATACAGAAGTTCAGAAGGGGTTGAAATCAACCACGACACAATGAAAGCAAAAGTAATTACACTAATACAGAATCCTCAGAGCATTGAAGTTGCTGAACGATGTATTGCAAGTGGTAAGAAACACTTTGCTAACATAGAAATGTTTCGTGCTATCAACCCATTAGAACATGAACCACTTGAGATGTTAGAGAACGAATCTATACCACCCAATGCTTTTGATGAGAAGTATTCTCGTAATCTAAATTGCATCTCTGCATTCTTATCTCACTATACTTTATGGAAAGAATGTGCTATGGGTGATGAAGTATATACAATATTTGAACATGATGCAGTTATTACTGCACCACTTCCGACAGTAGATTTCTGGTATGTAATGAATATCGGTGCGCCTAGTTATGGAAATTTCAATACTCCCAAAACTCTTGGAGTTAATCCTTTAACCACAAAACGATATTTCCCAGGCGCACACGCATACATGATTACACCAGAAGGTGCAAGTCGGTTGGTACGAGAAGCATCTAAACATGCTAAACCAACCGACTTATATCTGAACCTAGACACCTTCCCATTCTTACAAGAGTATTATCCATTCTGTGCATATGTTGATGATAGTTTTACCACTATCCAGAACGAACAAGGATGTGTAGCAAAACATAATTGGAACAAGGACTATAAGATAATCGATGCGTGAATACTTTCTAACAGGATGTGATGATAAGACGGAGTGGCAACTACCGTGGTTCATGGATAACTTCAGACAACACAATCAAGAAGCAAAGATTGTTTTGGCAGACTTTGGTATGTCAGAGTTCATGAGGAGTTCTATGGAATCATCTTTTGATGAGGTTGTGCCTATCATATCAAATGCCAAAGGATGGTTTAAGAAACCTATGGCAATCGAAACAGTTGCAAGAGGTGTAGATAAAGTATGTTGGATAGACACCGATTGTGAAATTAAAGGTAACATAGAACATATCTTTGACTTATCAGAACCAAATAAATTAGGCATGGTAGAAGATAGACCATGGACAAGAAGACGAAACGAATTAGGTAAATGGTATAACTCTGGTGTTGTATTAGTTGAGGGGTGTCCATCTATACTCAACGATTGGACAACAGAGTGTGAGTCTAACCCAGTACAGGGTGACCAAGAAGTGCTATACCTAATGATGGGGGGAGATGAGATTAAGAAACTCACCTACATCAATCCTTTACCCCACGCATATAACACTTTAAGGATTGACTACATAGATGGTATAGCAGTAAAAAATCCCAAGATAGTTCACCATACTGGTGCAAAGGGAAATGAAGTAATACGGAGTATGTTATGAATGTTTTATTAGAAGCACTTTGCACTAAATTAGAAGGTGACATCGCAGTTGCGAAAGCAAATGTTGAAGTCTACACTAAGAATAGTGCAGGTATCGGAGAACATCCAGATATCATTGGGGCAATTGAAATGGAAATAACCAAGGCAGTTGACGCAGAAGATAAACTAAAATTTCTCCATGACCACTTTGGACATGGGTTTGAACAAAGACACGGTAAGTAAATGTACGAATATAAATGTACCATTGACCGTTGGGTTGATGGTGATACAGTTGATGTTGATATCGATTTAGGATTCGATGTTGTTCTCAAGAAACAACGAGTAAGACTATATGGTATTGACGCATGGGAGTCACGCACTCGTGACAAAGAAGAAAAAGCAAAAGGTCTAGAAGCAAAAGAATTTTGTAAGAACTTTTGTAAAGAGGGTGAACCTGCAATTCTGAAGACTAAGACTTATGATGCTACTGGTAAGTACGGTAGAATCCTAGGTGAGATTTGGTCGGCAGGAGAGTTTGGTGATAAATCTCTAAATCAATATCTCGTTGAGAAGGGTCACGCAAAAGAATACTTTGGTGGCAAAAGATAAATGAGAGTAAACATCTTAGGCAATGGGCCTCAGACAGGTATCTACGAAAGAGGAACAGAAGGCAAATTACTTATCTGTAATATGCCACCTTTCGAAATACCTAGAAATGAGGTGTATGCTACCTGTATGGTTGACTTCAAAATGATGAAGGCACTACAGGAAGGACATATCAGATTAGATATGTATGATTGGATTCTTGGTAATCGTCCAAAAGCATGGATGGAACAACAAGGAACATTTTACATGAAATATAGTCACTTGATAAAAGGTTTCTATACCCATGTACCTAAGTATGCTGATGTGGGTGGGGATGGAACAATCCAAGCACACACTAATTTTAATTGTGGACATATGGCAACCCATTTTGCATGTAATAAAATGGGAGCAGATGAAGTTCACCTATATGGATTTGATAGTATCTTTGATATGGACTTGACTAGTTTTACTGACTTGTTATTAGAATCAGACAGAGGAACACAAAATACTGTGAGACTTGCAGGAAACTGGAGACCAATCTGGACAAACATGTTCAAGGAGTTTCCACATACCAAATTTGTATTGCATCATGTGCATGACAATATCAAGATACCTGTCGGAAAAAATGTGGAGATTGTTGTAAAAAAGAGTTGACAAAACATGTAGCATTGTGCTATAAGAAGTATCATGCACATGTAGCTCAACTGGATAGAGCAACAGTCTTCTAAACTGTAGGTTGCAAGTTCGAGTCTTGCCATGTGCGCCAATCAAGAGGAGTCAAAAATGACACGACAAGAAGGACTGGAAGTATTACGCAGAGAATACCCAGAGATTCCAGAAGACGATAATAACTATCGTATCTTCAAAATGAATGAAGGTTTTACCTTCGATATGCTCTCAGAGAGTGATATCAAATACTATAAAACGATAAATAACTTTGTAGATGACGATAAACTAGTCGTTGTTGAAGAAAGTAAAATCGTTTACGCAGAGGAGTAATATATGTTAGAATATATCAAAGATAAATTAGTATTAGTAAATGAGTACATCCAAACTACTTGGGAACTAGTCCAAACGGAAGTTGCCATGGCAGTTGGTGTTGTTAATCTAGTCGCATCCGTATTCGGTGCAGGATTCATCGCAGGTATTACTGGTGTAGTTGTTATCGCACTAGTAGGTCAAGATTTTTATAACAAGTATTTCTAATGGCAAGAGAATCTTATTGGGACTACATGGGTCGAAAGATTCGTGAAGCAAACGAAAAGAATAGGAGACCCTCAACCGAAGAGGTTGTCGAGCAAAGTAAAATTTGTATTGAGGACTTAGAGGAGAGAGTTTCTAAGTTAGAACAACTAATAATCTCTCAAGGATTGAATGCACCAAATGAACCCTAGGTTCTTTTTGCTTTCTGTTTTTCTTGCTTAATCCAGTTCTGTGCTTTCTGAGACTGTGGTGGTTTCTTCGTAAATTTCATCGCATCTCTGTAAGCACGGACAGTTTCTTTTTCGTAGTTCTTACCGTCTGAGTTATCAACAATCAACATATTTGGTTTTCCAAACATTCTCTGGAAAGCACCAATATTACTTTGTACAGTTTTCCACATCTTGGTTACTTCTTCTCTACCCAGAGTTCTAGACCTTTCTGCATCTCTTCTAACCGCAGTTTCTAAATCAGTGTTAACAAATATCATAGCAGTATCATAACCCAATGCCTGAACTGACCGAACTTGTTTCGATATTTTTTGAAAGTCTTTTCCAGTACCATCTACTACTATTCCTAATCGACCTGTCAGGTAGCGTTCTTGCTTTTTAGCAGTAAGTCTTTTTGCTTTACCACGAATCTCCTGTCCTTTAACTGAGAAGATATCGTCAGGAGTCATTGTCATTCCTGCTTTCTTGAGAGAGTTTTCAAAGGCATCGTCAGAGTTGACTACCTTATATCCCATACTGGTTAGACCAGTTTTACCAACAATAAAAGATTTACCAGACCCAGGCCCACCTGCAAGGAATATTGCCTTGAAGATTGCAGGGTCATTAACACCTTCTACAAACTGTTGGAAAGATAACATTAGTATGCCTTAAATGATTGTTGTTGTGATGGTAATACTTTCGATAGTAAGGCTGCAAACTTAGTGTTATTGTGATGATTTGTAGGAATAGTATTAGTGTTTGAGAAGTTTAGAATAGTATCTAAATTATCTGGGGTATCACTAATTCTTGTTGCAACATCAACACCTTCTGCTCTTGCCTGTGCTACTGTTTTACCTTCATATAGTTTTTCTCTTACTGCATGGTCTTCATTATAATCTAGAAGTTTACAATCCGCAGTAATGTAATCAGAGAAATCACCTTTGACATCTGAAGCAGTGTAAGTGTTACCTTCTGTACTAATACCATATAATGCTAAACAATCATATTGAGTATTAGCAGGTGGTGTACATGTCCAGTCATTTGTTGCCATAGTATATTGCTTATTACACTCTATTACTTCAACACCAAAATGTCCATATAAACTCTTGAAGAGACTATTACCAGATGGTAATGCAACAGTCCAATTAGTTTTAGTGTTGAAATACTTAGCAACAATAGGCGCCATCATTCCACCAATATTAGATTTACTCATTGGTTCAGGTGCAGAGTCATCTACAAAAAGAGATGTGTGGTCTGATTCGTTCCAGTTAGGAACAAGTAAACATTCTGTCTTATCGAAATGCTCTACTACATTAGATAGAACACAACCACTAGTGATGTGACGGAGCAATGATGCCTTAACATTCTCTTCGTTGGGTGCTAAAGATGATTCAGAACCATTACCTTCGAAATAGTTTTTTGTTGCAAGTTGAATTGATGCAATAATATTTAAGAAAGACTTTCTTGTGATTAACCGACACTCATATTGGTCTGCTACATCACCCTTTCTTTCTACTATTAAAAATTCTTCATTAGTCATTAAAATATCCTCATATATTTATTCCATGCTAAGTTATCTCTTGCTCTCACAAAAAGAATATCATTAGCAAAATCCCAAGGTCTGAGAGTTATCACTGTTTTATATCCGTGTCGATGTCCCATCATTTCGTCAACTTTTACTTGATTACCTTTTAGACTTCTATGTGGAGAACCACTAGTATTTGCAAAACCTCTGTATATATCAATTAGGTCAAAGTCTTCTTTACAATATGGAGCAAACTCTTCTTTGATTTTGTTTGCTTGATATGAACCTTTCTTTGTGCCGTTACTTCCTAGAAGAACTACTGCATCAAACTTAACATTGGTTTTGGTTTTGAACTTTGAACCTAGAGTGTAGTATGAGTCTACATTTACGGATGGGATTTCAAACTTGTCATATAGTTCTGAGAAAATTGAGTCACCATTCTTTACCTTAGTAACATACATCTTCGCATCTGATTCATTGAAGTGATGCACTAGTGGTAACATATGGTCACCTGCATGACCTATTGGGAAGAAGTTGTTTTGAGTTAATGCACCATACTTTGAATCTTCATATGATGTAACAACAAGAATTCTCTTATAGTTCATGAGAGTGAGAAATGCATGAATCTGTACTGCATCCATAAACAGTCCAGTAATTTCCCTGCCACGCATTTCGTAACCTTTGTATCCATGCATACCTTCACGCAGTTCTTCTACAATCTCTTGTTTCTTTGCCATAGGGATTGCTTTATATTTTCTTTGAGTCTTCCCTACGGACTCTGGGTGACCTTTGAATAGTAACATGTTTTTACCCTATGTGCTGAAACCGACTGCTACACCTTTGACACCTGCATTCGCCGCAAAGATTTCATCTGTTGTGCCTTTGAGTACCTTTTCAGATGCTCCACCTGCTAGAGTGAATGTTCCTAGGGCAACACCTGCTGATGTCTCTACTGTTACTAGATGTGCGTTAGCAGTGGTGTTAATTACTCTGACTACTGAAGCATTACCAAAGTTACTTCCATTACCAGAGGTAATTCCCATCGCTGCTTCTGTGCCTAATACTTTTACTGCCATTGTTATTCTCCTGAATAAATTCCTTGAATGATATCTTCAAACTGTTCTATTTTTTCTAATCTATTAGGCCACTTGATAAATTCTTTTTCTGGGTTTGCCTTTAGGTTCGATAACAATGGTTGTATTGCATTGAACAGTTTGTCAAGTTTTGCTTGAGTTTCCTCAACAGAAGAAGACGCAGAACTAGCAGTTGCGACTGCTGTTTGCACCGCATCTAGTTCGTCCTCGTCTACAAGGGTAAATCCAAAATCAAATAAATCGTCTGCCATGATACTATTTATACCTCTTTTAATCTTAAAAAAATGCTTTTTTTATTAAAAAAACGCTTGACATTTTATGTTTTTCTGATGTATAGTATTTATATAGTCAAGAGAAAGGAATTGATTATGTTGAAATTTATTGGTGCTGAGTTTGTTGGTGGACGGAAACTGAGTGTTCGTGAACAAAAGATGTATCGGAAACAGGCAATTGAGTTAGCAATTGGTTTCTTTGGGTTTCCCCTACTGTGTGTTTTAGGTATTTTTTTGGAAGGAATGTAAGATGAATTATCCTATGAATGTTGATGGTGAGTTTCAAGCAGAACTTGAAGTAATCTTTGAAAATGGAAATAAAGGTGCTAAGATGTTCTATGGTGACTCCATGGATGAAGTCCAGAACTTTGCATATCTGGATTTGAAAGATATCATTTGGGAAGGTAACATTGACCCTTTTGGTGATATGAAGGTAGCATCGTTCAAAATTTCTGCCAAAAAGGCTTGACATTTTGTGCTAGACTTGTTATCATAATAACATAATTGAGAGGTAAACGATGAAAAACTATGTAACTGGATATGAATACACTGGACAGAATGAAGCAATTCTTGCTGAGTGTGGTGTCGAATCAGTTCTTACTTTCAAACAGGCAATCAAGTTGAAAGGTCTGTCTGGTAAGAAGTTGAAGGGTCTCAAGAAGTGTGCAACCTTGATTGGTTACAAAACTGTTGAGAATGAAGAAGGGAAGAAGGAAAAGAAACCGTTTTTCTTTTCAGTCTTTGATAGTGAAGCAGTCCTCGCAAGGGCTGCTTAAACGGAGATAGTATGGAAATATTTGTTCTATTCATGTTTTTGTCTACTGGTGAGATAAAGACTCAGGAGTTCAACTCCAAAGAGGCGTGTGTATTTGCGGCGAGAGAAGTTGCACCATATACACAAAATGTAACTTGTGTCAAAAAAGGTGCGGTATGACGAAAGTATACACTGACGAATTCAAAGATTTCGCAATGTGGTACTGGAAAGAAAACTGCAAAGAAAGACAAGCATACGGAGAGGAGACTCTTACTTTCAAAGAATACTGTGAAAAGTCCTATGATTTTTTACTTGACAAATTCAGTAAAGGAGAGTATAATACTAACTAAACTGTGAGAGGTAAATTATGAAGTTTGTTGTTATGACCCAATACCTAGAGAACTACGGCGCCCATTGTGAGGACGGTAAGTTCGCAAATGGTAATGCGTACTGGAAATTCAAAGGTGGTTCTGACTACCTTGTGGAAGGTCTGGAACGAGAGCAGGATGCTATGGCATTCGTTGCATCTATTTGCATGGAGAACAATCTCTACTGCAAAGAGTTTCCATCATCTGTTCAGACATTTTCTGAATGGGTAGACTCTGAGTTTGATGGAGTCGATACTGGTAATGGTGTTCTGTTCAATGCAGACTTCAAAAAGGAACATTACGAATTCCGAATGAGTATCATCAAAAAGGTTAACCCTGTTCTTGAACTGGGTAACGATGATGCGTGGAAAGGTGGAATGGGTAAATTCGCAGCGATAATGAAGGAGAATGTAGCATGATGACATTTGCAACACAAGAACGGATTGATGAATTGCGTTCTGCTTTTAATACTTTGACATCCGAAATGGAGAACTGGAAAGACCCAATTGATACGGTAATTCATATCAATCAATTGCCAGAGATGCGTGAAGCATGTGAGTTTTTCACTGGTTCAACTCTGTATGTCAAAGAACAAATGAGTAATACGCCTTACATGCGTGTAATGGCAGACGGATATTATATCGCAATAGGTGCGTAATGCTTGTGATTGATTACTTACTTATCGGTGGTTTTGTTGGTATTGCCATCGGTATTTTAGTTCTTTATCTAAGACTTCCTAGTCCCAAAGGGCCTGGGAAGTTTGACAAACAAGGACAGGTGAAATATACCAAAGGAGATAATACATGATGATTAAAGGAGCATTCACTGTTGAACGAACCGTTAGGGATGGTGGTATGCGACTATGTTATTCTTTTGAGAATGGATATGGTGCAAGTGTAGTTCAACATGACTATTCTTATGGAAATGAGAGTGGCAAATGGGAGATTGCGGTACTTGACAATCAGGGTGAGATATGCTATGATACACCAATTACCGAAGATGTATTAGGGCATCTGACATTTGGTGATGTCGAAGATACCCTAGGGAGAATATCAAGACTATGAATATATTTCATTTAGACCGTGACCCTGTGCAATCTGCACAATGGATGATAGACAAGCATGTTGTAAAGATGATTGTCGAGTCTGCTCAGTTGTTGTCAACTGCCCACCGTGTTTTGGATGGTGAGGAATACTATGACAAGAACAAGAATGGTCACAAACTCAAACGATGGTTACATCCTACCTTAGAGGACAAACTCTATAAGGCATCGATGGTCAACCATCCATCTGCTATTTGGTGCAGAGAATCCACTGCTAATTATCAGTGGTTGTATACTCATTTCATGGAACTTTGTAAAGAGTATACATATCGGTATGGCAAGACACATTCTACGGAAGAGAAACTTGCCAAGATACTCAAGGCATGTCCTAAGAACTGTCCTAAGACTGGACTAACTGAGTTCTATCAGGCAATGCCAGATTATTGTAAACGCAGAGACCCTGTTGATGGATATCGTATCTATTACATCAACGAGAAGAGGGGATTTGCTAATTGGACAAACCGTGTAATGCCTTGGTGGTTTCAACAAGGAGTCGGTGGAGCATAGGTGAGAATACTAATAATAATGTTTGCACTATTGTTTTCTGTAACAATAGAAGCAAAAGAAATCGAAGAAGTAGTTGTTGTTGGGGCATATATTGCAGAAGAAAATACAGACCCAACCGAAGATAACCTTTTAGAAACCATTCAACCTACTAAGACATTTATACTTGGTGGGTTTAATG